CTTAGCTTCCTTCAGTAGAGTCTCTGCATTCTTAGTGAGGTATTCAGATACCTTCACATATGCTTTAGAAACTGAAGTCTCAGAGAATCCTCTAAACGTCACTCGACATATGAAGATTCTTGAGGTATTTCCTTCATCATCGCATTCACATGCAAGTGCAAATCCAAAGATGTGTAGGAATTGATTGACAAGTAGTAGCAATCCAGTAGACCTGAATTCGTCGAAAGAAACTTCAGTCATTGGATTCTCAGACTTAGGCGTCTCATCTTCGAAAGAATCAGTTCCGGGTGGTAGTTCTCGTTCGTGTGCTTCATTCATCATATGGTGCTCCAAATTAGAGAAGGGTTGCTCACCCTTCTCCGTTCACTTACTTCTTGGCAGTTGCAGTGACAGTATCCTTCTTCAAGGTATCTGCCTTCGCACTGTCGACCTTGACGCTGTCCTTCTTCAAGGTGTCAACGACTGCAGTAGTATCGCCTCCAGAGGTGGCGCTACCCTTACAAGCTGAGAGGACAGCGCCTCCACACACAAGTCCGACCAATGCAATTGCCAAACGTATCTTATTCATCTTACTTCCTTTTCCTTTCAAGTCATGCGACTCTACATGTCATTGTAGCACACGCTTGGCCTAAATATTCCCATGAAAGTCATGTGGCAAGGCATCCTCTATGAGGCTAAAGAGGATTTTGAGGTTAAGGGACTGAAGAGTAAAATCAAAACCAGCATTCCTCCAGATAAAAGAACCTTTAAGAATCTACCTAAGTATTCAACAGGTAAACCAAAAGTAAGATTTCAAGACTGGCTAGAAATGGAGAATCTCACTCATTCTACAGGTAAAGGATCTGATGGTAAATGGTATGGATGGAGCCATCGTGCAGTATTCGGTTTCAAGATCGGAGATAAGATCAAGAAGGGTGACATTGCATATGATGGTAAAGAATATACTATCGAAACAGAAGAAGAGGCAAAGGAAGCCGCTATTAGATTCGCAAAGGGAGTTGATTAATGAAGTTCATGTATAAAGGTAGGATTTTTGAATCCACAACTAAACGATCACTTGCAGAAGTGTATAGTGAAAACAATTCTGCACTGCTCAAATATGCTAAGCAAGATGGAATAGACCTAGGCGAATACCCATATTCAGAATTCTTCCACGACTGGATGTACGATCATGACGAGGAAGCGTTACGCGAATTCGAAGACGAACATTCATGGGATGACATTGACGAGGTAACTGCGGCATTCCCTGAACAACTAAAGGCTTTCGAAGATGCTGTGAATAATGGTAAGTATAGTAATGAAATAGATATGCATGGGAAGACAAAAGTAAACATGAATTTACAGAAGAAGCAATTACTTCCAAGAACTACTTGGTTAATTCACTTCTCGGATAGTGTCGATCAAATCGCAATGCAAGGTTTCAAATACGGCGCTGACGATATGACTGACATGGCTCTCACTAAGCAGAGTAGAGGGTCTAAGTACCCCGGATATAATTTCGCATTCATTGCGGGTTCAAAATATGCATCCAATGCGGCAATGAATTCAGGTAGTGGCTTCCGCGACAGTGCTGGTAAGTATGGCGAAGACGCTGTAATGTTTATGAACTCAGGCGTCCATTTCTACCACTACGGGGACGAAGAAGATCAGATAGTATTCTATGGACCTGAAGCTAATGACTTTGTATTGCTGAAATACATCGACGGAAAATATGTCATTGAAGGTAATCAATCCTACAAAGGACATGACTACTTATTCACTCCACAGGAGGATGGTCGCAAATCATTTGATATTTGTGTAGATTGGGTAAAGAAGCACTGGTCGCAATATAAGAATGTAATGATGTACCACGTCAACACTAAAAAAGAACCTATTGATGAAGGAGTACTATCTTCTATTCTATCTGCAGGCGCTGATGGAGTTCTCAAGGGTATGGGTTTCGGAGAAGTTCCGGGGCAATCAGTCGAATCTCTACCGATAGATAAGGAAAAGAATAATGCAAATAAAAAGTAATTCGGCAATTGCCAAACATCTACATGAAGCAATCATGGAAATGTTCGAACCATATAGGAATCCTACTCAAGCTGTTTCATATGCTGGGGTAGGGGAAAGCCAGCCTAACGGATATGACGAGGATGAGAGCGAAGCTGACGAGAATGACGCACCTGACGACTCTCCTTATTGGGGTAGGCGTGCCGCAGGTTGCCTCTTCTATTCATTGCAGACTGGTAACGTACTATTCGCCAAGAGATCGTCTAGAGTCATGGAGCCAAATACTTGGGCAGGGTTTGGTGGCAAGGTCGATGGAGATGAAACACCTATCGAGGCTCTTGAGCGAGAGCTTAGCGAAGAAGCTGGGTTCGTCGACATGGCTGACTACATTGGGGTTAGCGTATTCGAAGATCCTGAATTTGATTTTGAATACTACAATTACCTAGTGATAGTACATGAAGAATTCGAACCTCACATTAATGACGAGACTTCAGACTATTCATGGACTAGGATAGACACTCCACCTTCGCCACTCCACCCAAACTTCTCAGAAGCGATGCCATACTACATCTCAGCAATAAGGAAAATTCAAAGTGAAAAGGCATAATGTATCAGATCTTAGGCAAAGACTAGTCGAATCGCGCATTACACGAGACAATATACTATGTCTCATGGAATCAGCGACACCACCTGAACCCTATGTAGTTGGCTTCTGGAAGGGCTACTCCATCAACCTACCTGACGGCGTAGAGCTTAGAACTAAAGCAGGAATGAAGATGATGGGTAAGGGTCTTCCCGTCAAGGTCTACAATAAGGACGGACAGTACATCGCGATCAAGGAACAGGGAGGTGAGGAATATCCTATAGACCTTACCTATGTGATTAATGAAAGCGTCGAACGTGTCACTGACATTACTGTATTCGATTAATGCTACAATAGCGGTAAGGGGATAAAGATGAAGGGTTTACTAGTAGCTTCAGTTGTATTTGCGGGAATTGTATATGGACTCCTACGTCCAGATCAGTTTTACGAAACTATCGAGATGATGAATGCTACGGCAGACTCGCTTCGATCTCAGTTCTCGAAGCATGTACTACACTTGGGATGAGATTAACCTCTCGCTCCCAGTAAGCATCTCTAATGTTGATTACTGGGATATGTAGTGAGTTAGCAATCCTAACTGCCTGACCTGTCCCTCCTGAAACTTCGTCACGCTTTCGAGTGGCACAGCATATCACGAAATCGACTCTAGGTAAACCACCTGCACCGTTTACCTGAAAGTAGTTTCGACTCATAAACAATCTACCGTTACGGGTCAATTTAGATGGCATCGGATGCCACCTATTGACTGATGCTTCTGATTCCTTGGAATGAAATACAACCTTGTAGGTCTTAGACTCTAGCTGTGAATTAAATCCCGGCCATGGTAGGAATGTAACTCCATACCCTTTACTTCCGACTTCGAACGCATGGTCAGAACCATCCGCACCTCCAGAGTATAATAGGTAGCCCTTCATTTGCATGATCTCTGCAATTCTATGGATTCGCCCTTCTTCTATAGAAGTAATTTCCCTAGATCCTATTCCTGCGTATGAATGCATCTCATTAACCTCTTGAAACATTTAGGTTTGAAAATCAGAGACATTGTGCCGTAATACGACACCGTCAAGATCACGCCAAATAAGGTATCGTGCATGAAGTCTTGATTGCACATGTGTACTGTCGAGTTAGCCAACATTCCGCATATTGTCGCAATTATTAGGAGAACTACTTTTTTAGAATTTTCCATTTAAGTATTCCGTGTAAATTTAAGAGTGAAAAAGTTCCGTACATGAATACTAATGAATGATTTACCTGTACAAATGTGAAAAAGTAGATCCACATTATGTTAGAGATAATCCACAATACCATACCTAGATAGTTCTTGTAGTTATTCAGTAATGTACCTGCTACTGAAATTATAGCAGTGATCCAGCTTAACGTGTCGGCGTTCATGTGTATATGATACTTTAGACCTACATATTTGTCAACTTTTTAGTTGACTAAGTGTCAGAGTCCTAGTATCTTGGGTGGTATGACGAACACTACCAACAAACTGATTCTAGTAAGGGGAGCTTCTGGCTCCGGAAAGTCCACATTCGCACGGAAGCTCGGAGGTGAAATTGGAGCTAACGTATATGAGACTGACGAGTTCATGCATGTAAATGGCGTTTACATGTTTGACCCTAAGAAGCTGGGGTGGGCGCACAAGTCCAACCAGAACCGGACTAGGGTTTCTCTCTCCGAAGGCAAGACTGTCATCGTCCCGAATACCCTCGTCACCTTGCGAGAGATCCGAGACTACGTCAAGATCGCTGAGGAGTTTGGAATCCCTGTTGAGGTTTACAGGTCAAATTCTTCTTTCGGAAACCTACACGGAGTCCCGGCTGAGAAGGTAGAGTCGATGCGTAGCCGAATGGTAGACTACCCCGGAGAAACTATCATCAACGGCTAATCGTCGTCTGATGACCACACTACGATGCGCAGATACTTATTACTGTATCTGCGCTTTTCGTTTATGTAGTTGTTTTTTAGTATAGTGTTCCACTTGACCCCTAGTGCGAGTTTAGCTTTACAGCTTTTACATACTGGAATTTGATCGCCTTCAATAAGAGCTAGTGTACCGTAATCTATTTTTGAGTCACATAGAGAACATTCATCTCCGAAGACTTCGTGCATTTCACTTAGCGTCGTGGGGCTACTCGTACTAAACCTACCAATGAAATTCGAAAAGGTATTCATTAGAGATGCGACGATTGACATGTGTAGCCTCCTTAGCTAAGTATTCATATTTTTGATATTTAGTCAATCCTTGTTCTTCTGCATTGTCAATCTCTAAATATGATACGAGGTAATCATGTCGATAATAACTTTAGGCGGAACGCAATACATTACTGAGTCAATCGGAGACGAAACTGTCCCGGCTCATAACTATGATGAGGTGATTGACATCTCGAAGTCAGAAGACCCTGATCAGTGGTTTGGTAGGGTGCAGGCTGAATGGCCTAGCCTCCCGGACGAGATCAAGAGTAAGGTAGTAAACAGCACCAGTGACTATATTGGTAAGATGACGCAGGCAGTCCAAGGTGGAGCACCTGAAGGCGGAGTTCAGGCAGATGCACCTCTCGACGAAGCTGTGAAGGATTTTGAAGGCAATGAAGTCTACGACTTTGCTGAGGGTAGAAAACATGCTAAGTCGCTCGACAATGAGTCGCTAATGTATGTCAGGCAAGATTTGATTAACGTGATCAAGGTTCAGGAAGTATCTCATAAGCAAGGACATAGTACCCCTAAGTTAGGTTACTACTGGGATGAGTATTGGACCGTCGTCGACGAAATCGCTCGTAGAATGAAGGCCGGACAGACCTTCCAACTAGAGCCATGGTCACTGGAAGGTCAGCCAGTAGACGACAAGACTCACGAACTAGGAGAATAAGAAAAGGCCCGTATGGGCCTTTTTCATTTACTCAATTCTACAATATCGTCGTCTGTAGCTAAGTAGTGTAGTCTGAAAGCCTTTTCTCCGATATAGTTTAGCATGTTTATGGCCCATTCAGAATCATTATCATGGACACCTCTCCAGTTTACCATTTGAACCAATACCTGACACTGACCTTTATTGGTATTGATCAAAATATCAATAGGCTCACTATCGAAGACATGTACTTTAGTATCTGATTTGAATTTGTGTTCTTTCTCCATTTCAGGTGGGAGGTAAATGTCGTAATTACCTATTAAGTAATCAGCCTCCTCTCTGAACATATTAGCCGAAAGCAATATCACGCTTCCGTTACTGAATTCTAATTTCCTATGTTTATGTGTTAGCGTCACTCCGCTTACTTGGCGTATCTCGTAAGCCGCCTTTTCGGCAATGATCTGTAACTCCCTGATCGTGAACGCAGTAGATCCGTGTCTAGTCCCGATCACTATCTTAGTGTTAGGGTAGAACACTGCCTTCCAAATAGACGTTGTATATATCGTCATGTTCTTACCGGACTGCCTACACCATCTGTGCAATCCGTGTTCATCAAGATTCATCAAGTATTCAACCTGATATGGCCTGAGCTTAACGCCTAGAATATCCCTAATGAATGATACTGGATCTTTCCTATACAGCCTGAATAGTTCATCACTGATCGTCATTAGTTTTCTCCAGAGGATACCTAGTGAAATTAGAAACCTCAATATCCTCAATGTCAGCCACGAACCCGTGTCTAGAGTATACTGACTTTAACTTGCTGAGTGGCATGTCACTAGTCGGAATCTCATCAGTCTCAGTGGAAAGCGGGATGAGTTGTACAGTATCCCCATTAATGTCGGATGCACGAGCGATCAGTTCCACTAACTCATCGAAGTATCCACGGTTGCGATACTCGGGATATATCGCAATTAGGTTTATGAATACTGAGTGTTCTGCATAGTACTGTATCTCAATTCTACCTACTACATTACCTTCATTATCATAGATCAGTCGCTGGTTAATCCAGATACCCTGAACTGAAGCAAGTTCGATCAACACTTCGTGGAATTTCTTCATTGCTACTCTCTGATTGAGTGAGTGGTCCGATGTAGATATGGTAACAAAAAAGGAGGCATTGCCTCCTTTTGAACTACCCTGTGAACTTACGTTTATCTGGGAGTGAGTCTTCCGTACCTACGGTCAGTGGATGCTAGGTCATTCAACTGATTCTCTAGACCCTTATATAGTGGACCGTACTTGCGATCTACGGTTTCCTTGATTTCGATATAGTCTTCTGCATCATTTGGAGTCTTCTCGATCTGATCTTCCACAATCTCAGCCAGAGCAAATGCAATTTCTACAAAGATCTGAGCTTCCTTAGTGTAGTTTCCATTGGCAGATCTAATCAAATTACTATACTGCTGTTCGATTGCAGATCTGATTGCCGAGTGAGGTGAGCCATGGATCATATCCTCGATACTCTCCATCAACGCATACTCGTCAATATCAATGAGGTCATTAGCAACCCTCATCCACTGACTAGCTTCCTCGTAGGTCTTATTCATCGAGGCTTCTAACTTACCTAGAGTCCAATCATATAGTAGCTCTAGTGCAGTATATAGATCTGCAGGCTGTGGATTCTGATGGAAGATAGCCATCAAGATTTCCTTGAACTTCTCAATATATGGCGACATCTTAGCGCGTCGCTCTTTCAACTTGGCGTTAGCGGCAATATTTGCCTGCTTCTCCTTTTCGAATTCAGTGTCGTTCACTGAACCCTTTGGTAGAGGGTTTCCGTTTTTGTCAAGAATAGGCTTACCGAACTGATCGTACTCAGGGGTGAACTCATCTTCGTCTTCACTAGGGTTAAAAAGATCCAAATCCATACGAGTTATTTAGAACGGACTTCAACTAAATATTCAATATGAAAATTCTAATAGGAAATTACATCTACGAGAGTCAGGGGATTCCGTACAGCGATGAGGACGTTAAGGAATTACTCGAATCACACAACGTAAATTCGTTACATAAACTGAACACTATACTAGAGGCCATTGAAAAGAAGAATGCTGATGAAAATGTTCCTGATCTAGAAGCAACACCTGAGGAGCAGACTGAAGAAGAAAAGATGGCGGCTCAACAGAATAATGGAGAATCGCCTGCCAATGTTCCTGATTTGGAAACACCTGCGGAAGAACCCGTAGAGACTCCTCCGGAAGAGCCACAGGGAGAGCCTGAGGCCGCGCCAAGTGAGACTCCTGAAGAAGTACCTGAACCCGAAGAAGCGCCTACTGAGAAGCCTCCTAAGGAGACTAGTAAGCCTGTCGCTCCACCTAAAGATCCACCTGCAATTGAACCTAAGGCGACATTACCTGCTGTAGATAAATCCCCCGGCGAGTGGCTACCTAATAAGAAGTTAAGCACACTATACAACAACTTCATTGACTTTTTCGACGGACAGAAATCTCTAAATTCGGCAGGTACTATCGTAGGACTAGAAGCCCCCGGCCTTAAGCACGAATCGAAATACTTACAGTGCGACGTTACTGCGTTCGTGCAGGGTACTGAATCAGACCCATACTCAGTGTGGATTAAACTTAGAAGGCAGAGGAATACTCAGAATTGGTCATTCAATAATCCTTGCGAAGTTCGCTGTAACTGTAAGGCGTTTGCTTACTATGTCGCAAATGCAAATCTCAGGAATAAGAGCTTAGCCGGAACTCCGGTAAAGGGTAAGACTTACAGGGACGAGAATGGCGTTAAGAGGACATTGAACTTCCTATTACCTGCAGAGCAGAACAATCCTGCTGAAGTACCCGCACTGTGTAAGCATTTAGCCTTAGTCTCCAAGAGACTGCTCGATAATGGAATGCTAACCGAAGACTAGTGTTCCACAATAAACTAGATAGTCGAAATATGCCAGTCAATACGATTGGCATTTTTTGTTATACTATCTAATAGAAAGGAGGGCACTATGCCCGGAGCATTGAGATATAGACTACTAGAAATTAAGAATGGAATTAAGGTGGAGGTTGAAGTCCCCGGATATTCTAAGAGTGACGTGTCAGTTGAGATCAGGCCATATACATATGACCTATTTGGTTCAATCCCAATTACCACTAAAGCACTATGTATTGACGCGAACAATCAGGCTAGGGGTCATGCTGACAGTAGACTGGTAATCGAAAATATTGAAAAGGTCAAGGTCGACGAAGTCACCGCAGAAGCGAAGGATGGACTCTTAGTTATCATACTACCGTTCAGTGCTAAATTCAGAGATAGAGTGATTCCTGTCACTTGACATTTGTGACGTAATGAGGTTCGAATGCGGCATAGTACTCATAGGGAAAGTTCTTTGCCGCACTCTTACCGAATAGTTCCATTCTGGCCCTATCATACGACTTAGCCGCTATGAGAGGGTCAGAATATCTACCGACCTTAGTACATCGACCCTTGATATATACATTAACTACATACTTCTTATTGCCAGCTTCATTTGGCAAGTATAGAACTCCGTAGTATCCAGTGGCAGGCTTTGGTCTGTTTCTTGTCAATGCGACCTTAGTGAATATGATATTACTCTTCATGTAGTTATATGGATTCCCGTCCCTGAAATTCATAAATCCGAATTTCTTCTTATCGTATATCAATTCGACAAGAGTAGTATGACTCTTAGCGTGATGCCTGTAGTATACTAATGGGAGTGCGCTTCGATGTATCTTGATTCTATAGCAATCACTCTTACTTCTTATCAATGAGAATACACGTTCCTTTTCGCACTGGTCAATGATACAGACCCTAGCTTCATTCTTCTTATATCGGATGAGAAAACAAACCTTCTCTTCGTTTTCGAATATTACTCGATGTTCGAACTTAGTCTTCCTCTTTATCCTGCCGATCTTAGAATCAATGACGTGATCTCGACTTCTATCTCTGAACTCTTCGTTCTCGAAGACTTCTTCCTGAAATCCGGGGAAACCCTTAGCTCCATGTAGTAGGTTAAGTCGAGGGAAATACTTGCTATTTCGCTCACAATATTTCTGCGCAGATTCGAGTACGGTGTCCTCAAACACCAGTAAACTCTCCTCAGTTCTAGGCAGGAATGCAAAGACTCTGTATTTCACTCTGGTATTTATTTTCGATAGGGTATAAATATTCCCATGCTACCGAAAAGAATAATACTAGAAGGCAAGAGTTATTTAATGCTTGAGGAGAACTTGGGTCGTCTCAGTTACAACCCCTTCAAGCAAGGTTCCATCAACTCCAAGCACTACTCTGACTATGAGCCAATTACTGCAGTCGGAATAGCACCTGTTGATACAGTAACCAGAAAGACCATCGATAAGAAGAAGGCCGAAGTTCAGGATCTGAAGTTCGCCATTAAGTTCAAGTGGAATGTCGATGTACTCGCATCCAATCCTGATCTGTTTCTTCGCTATTACAATTACTTCGAATCTGCACCTCAGACCAAGGACGGTAAGAAGAGTGGAGTTGCAAGTAGCACAATTACCGACTTCATGCCATTCATGAAAGACCCAGTCTACTCGAAGACCTTCAATAAGATTCTAGGTGAGCATGACGGAGAACTAGAAGCCGAGGATATTCTAAATGAAGCCGCAGGTGCTGTAGCTACTGAAGATCCGGCGTCGTTGGAAGATGACGTTAATTCATTCGAAGATGGATTTGGCGGTATTGAAGATGGTGATGTAGTAGACGACGGACTAGGCGATAGCGTAAATGCTGGCCCTGAGTTTTACTTCTACTTGGTATTCAAGTACGATGAACTATACAATCACGACGATAAGATGAAGGCTGGAGCATTCCACGACGGTTCGCATATTGAAATTGTGAAGTTGGTTTCGCAGGGTAATGCCAGTGATCCAAATACAGCAATCACAGGGAGAGTCCTAGAGAAGAAGGCTATTGGTTTCTATCGTGAATTGCTTGGCGTTTTGAATGCCAACCACAAGTCGATCATGAAGGCAGTGAACGAGGAAGAGAAGGAACTCGGAATCAATCTAGATGACATTCCTAGCCAAGAAGGTGAATTGAATTTCGACCCTAACGCACAGGCCGAGGGCGCACCCAATAATGGCGAGTTTGAAGTTCCCGGTGCAGAGGAATCTCCTTCTGAGACTTTGACCCCTAGCTATCAGACTGTTGAAGATGCAAATGCTGGAATCAGAAATGACCAGATCGCGAAGTCACCTTCCGAAATGCCAGAATCTGAGCGTGAGAAGGCATTGGCTAGATTCAAGCAGTCCAGCGTAAACGGAATCTAATTAGACTATGGTCCCTTACTACCATTCCAGAATATTCGAGCGAATAAATCTAGCGGTCTTAGATGTCTTTGACCGTGTCGAAATCAATCGATATAATGCGGATGGTACTATAAGGAAGAAGATCAGAGTCCCTTTGACGATTCACTTCTCGAAGAACTTTGCCGATTTCATCCTTAATACCCAAGATCGTCCAGAATCTAAACACACCACTCCGATAATGGGCCTTAGGATGGGTGGACTTGAGCGCAATACTCAAGGTACTACATCTAGGACATTCACTCGTGAGATATATGACGTTGAATCTAAGCAGATAATCCAAGACATGCGTCCGTCGCCTTGGATACAGACATATACATTAACCTCATACACTGAACTAATACATGATCACTTCCAGATAATGGAACAGATCATACCATACTTCAACCCAGTATTCAATACCGCAATTAAGGAATTCGAGTTCTCTAATCTCAAGCGAGATGTCATTGTCGAGTTAGTGTCTGTAGCTCCGCAGTATAATGACGAAGTTGACAGGGAGAAGGCTAGGTCATATGTATGTGACTATACATTCAAAGTCAAATTCGACATGTATGTTCCTTTCTATATTGGCGTACTCATCGAACAGATCAATAATAGAATAAGCGCAAGCGGACTTCCTATTGAACTAATTAAGCACGTCGGGATAGACAACATAACTGTAGAAGAGTATGACCGTAAAATGGATGAGGTTGTATCTGCAGGTAAGCAACTAGATTCAATCGTAGTGTCGACCATCGACGTGCTACCTTCTAATGAATTTAGGAAGTTCGTTGATATTGCGGCTGACGCTAAGATACCATTCGTCACTATCCCTGCAGGTCAGAGTGTTTCTCATGCGGCCATCTCAGTTGTGTCTCCATATAATTCAAATGGAGCCACAGTCTCAATTGGAACTGCCGAGAATCCTAGTTTGGTTATGGAGGGTATGGATTCTAATCTCGCATTGAGTAGTAGATATTCGATTGAAATGTCTTTACCTAAGTCGAAGTTCGATACCCAACTATACATATACTACAACAGAGCAACCGCCACTGACGGTTGCTTTGAAGCTGAAGTTCGCTGGAGTTAATAGCCGTTTCTATTGTACCAGAACATATTCCCATTGGCGTTCGGATTGAACATGGGATTATTCTTCTGGTCAGGAACTCTATCTTCTCGCCATCTACTTGCATCGTCGAATGACACCTTAGAGCTACCTGCGATGATCAGGGCGCTTCCAGAATATCCACCACCTCCATTGATCTCATCAACCTCTCTCATGCGGGAGAGTGCTTCTTTAATCAGAGGATCTTCGAGTGCATCTAATTCATCTGCCTTTATACTAGTTGGCTTACGGTGGATAGATACGTTATCCATGTTTCCATAGAAGTAGTTGCTATTCACATAATACAACATCGCAAGTGTCGACATTACACAGTCATCGTGAGTATCTCCAAGTGCCTTGAAGGTATTATTCTTCTTACCGAACATTTCTATTTCACTATATGTGATTTCATCTCGCAACTTGAGTACTTGCTTCTCACAATACACTTGAAGTAAAGTACAAGACTTGATCTTCACTTCATGACTCATCCTGAAACCAATACCCTCTTTCTGCATATTGATCACATTGTAGTAGTCATTGTCGTGCATTAGTCTACTGATAATGATACCGCCTGCAGGCTCCATTGTTTCGATAATCACATATGGAGTATGGTACATCTTACATAGTGCCAAGATCTTAGTCACGAATGAATCAGGGGGAACGTCGTTCGACCTATACATTGCAACCTGCTCAATATCAGTGTTCGACTTAATGAGCCATACCTGCGCAACAGTATAGTCCTGACCCGTTCCCATCGCAGGGTCCACCGTGATGAGGTATTCGTAGTTGTTTGACTCTATTTCCTTTTTGCTGATAGGCCATGAGAATATTCTCATCTTCTTATCGTCGAGGATATTAGCAGGCTCCCTCATGAAAGCCTTTTTCATTGCAGATATGTAGTCGGCATGAACTAGCGTAGAAAGCGAACCTTCGAATGCACAGTCATATTCTTGTTTGAATGCGACTTCTCCAAGTTTCTCTAGTTCGCCTAACCTCCAAGCATCGTCTCTTCCGGGTACGTCATTCCATCTAATCTTGAACGTAACGAAGTCGTCAGGGCCTAGCATTCCTTGCTTAGCCTTCTTCTCATTCTTCTCCCACATCCTATAGAAGTTATTCTTACCTCGCGGGGTAGATGTAATTGCTATCTTTGCGTCAGGGTCAGACGATACAGTTGGGAAAACTGAACTCATGAAGTCTTGGGCGATGGTGTCATCTACAAGTGCAAATTCGTCTAGGTATAGAAAGTTAACGGTATAACCCGATGCGGCTTTTGCGTGAGTTGCCGCCGCTCTGATCTCGGAGTTGTTCGATAGGATGATACCCTTAGCGGCCCACTTCCTAACTGCCATCTGCATCCAGAGAGGCACATCCTGAATCATTTCTTTGATACGCTTCAACTGTTCGACTGCTTTATCCTGCTGATCTGCAAGTAGCAATACCTTGACGTTAGGGTTGAAGATAACCTTCCACGCAATATATGCGGCAGTGGAAACTGACTTTCCGCTTTGCCTACCCCACATACACATGACGTTTGAATTCTCATGCATGAGTTTTAGGTACTTGATTTGGTATTCTCTCAAGTCAAATAGCATCTTCTTCTGTGCGCTGACGATCTTAATGTAATGAGTGATAAAGTATATCGGATCACTGATACACTTTATCAACTCTTCTTTCATCTCATCAGTATATTCGCACTCGTCGTAATCGCCCCTTAGTAGGGCGTTGTTCATGTACATTGTATCTCTTCCTTATTTGAACTTAGTCCTATTGATATTCTCTAGCAATGCTTTGATACTGTAAGTACCCTTGTCAATTCTAGACTCCATTACCGGGACCGATCCTGTGATCTTATCCAAGTCTCTCTGACTGATTCCGCGAGATAGTAGATTGTCTATTTCATCTTGTGAGAATTTATGTCCACCGTCTGCGATTTCTTTGATTCTAGGAAGTGCAGACTTAGCCAACTTAGTGTTGCGAACATCTGGACCGAATAGATCATTCAACGCTTCTGGCCTATTAGTCTCTGCGTCACTTCTCACAGAAGGAGCCGACTCGCCACTCTTTGGGAATCTCTTATCTAGATTCTCGGCAATGCTTTCTGCACTTACCAACCTATCTGTATCTTTCTTGATCTTCTCTCTTATGAGGTTAATAGCCTTAGCGCGTGAGATTTTACCTTCACTGTATTGCTTCCCGTAAGTGTTGAATATCTGAGTAGTTGGACTTACTGTCTTAGCAGGTGCCTCCGCTGGAGTGGCCTCGGGTGCTTTAGCTGGTGCAACTTCAGGGACTGGTTCCTGTACTGGCGCAACTTCTGGTGCGGCCTCTGGGGCTACCTTAGGCTTTGCTGGCGCTCTAGGTGCCTTAGGCTTAACCTCTTTTGGAGCCTTAGCTGGTGCCTTTTCCTTGGCAACTTCTGGAGCCTTGACTGGTTCTGCAACTTTCGCAGTTTCTGCCTTTGCTGGCTGGAGCATCAATCCGTATATCTCAGAAGGCAATTGGAATATCAGT